ACCTGTTTTTGAAAGCAAAGAATTTGAAGATGAAGCAAAGAGGTTAGAAAATGAAAGTAGCCATTGAATATGTTTATAATCATCAGCCAGGAATATTCATTCATTCACTCTGGTCTGATGAGATATATGTTCCTGACTATATGACCGATGATGATATTACTGAATGGTATGAACAAAGACATTCAGGCGTTCATCATGAAGGAATAAGTGTCAAATATATTAAGCATCTTCCTTCTGCATAAATAATTCATGAAGATAGGTGATTTCGTAAATAATATTCTTTTGAGATACATAGCATTCCTTGACAGGAAAGTTGTAGTAAGAGATGATGTTCATGGTTACATGAAAGAAAAGTATACAACATTATATACATACAAGTATGATACTCCTTGGCCCAATTGGCCTTGTTACCGTTCAGAAAATCATATCTTGTATGACTATAGTTTCTTTCTTGACGCTGACATCACTTTAGAAAACGCTGATACTATACTGAATGATTTTACTATAAATCAACTTGATGTACTTGATTTTACTGCTGCTGAATGTGAAGAGATAATGCTGAACAATATGAAAGCGATGCAACGCTTTGAAAAACTTTGTAACAAGATAGAAAAATTAAAGTCGCTTAAGAAACAGATGGGCGGCTGGGAAACATAATATGGGACTTAATGATTTTTTTGAATATGCCAACACCGGTGATGGTAATGGCCTAAAAGGAACTCAACTTTTAGAAAATAATATAACTGATTACGGAAAGGATGTTATATCTGATAGAGCTATTGCTGATTTCCGTGATGGTTTGAAACCAGCCGCTAGAAGAATTCTTCAGGCTGCTTGCGATCTTCATGCTTATTGGGATAAGCGAACTGTAAAATCAGCAAGAATTGTTGGTGATACGATGGGTCGCTATCACCCGCATGGAGATATTGGCATCTATTCATCAATGGTAACAATGGTCAATTCTGAATATCCTGCTGTATATGGCGAGGGTAACTTTGGAAGTTTGACTGATGGTGCTGCTGCTTCAAGATATACGGAAGCAAAGATATCTCCACTTGGAATGAAGATGCTTGAATGCAGAAATGTACAAGATGAAGTTCCAAATTATACAGGTGAATTTAAAGAACCGATTATTATTTCATCTCGTGTTCCTTATTTCTTTATCAATTCTTGTGATGGAATTGCGGTTGGACTTTCATGTTCCATTCCGGCACATAACTTAAAAGAAGTTGTTGATGCTTTGAAGGTTGTTGTCAAGAAAGGTGACAAAACAACTGTAAAAGATATTATGAAACATATTAAAGGACCAGATTACAAATATGGTGGTAAGATTCTTTCTGCACCAGAAGAAATGGTTCCTTTATACAAAAATGGAATTGGTAAAGTAAAGTATGAATGCGAATATACCATTAAGCCGGATAAGAGAGCATTCTTAGTTACTATTACTGGTTACTGTCCTGGCTTTAATCCGAAGAGCTTTATTGATGATATGATAGATGTCATGAAAACAACAAAGGACACTATCTTGTATGTCAATGATTCTTCAACAAAAGACGAACCTTGTAAACTTGAAGTGATGGTGAAGTCAAAGGAAGTCTTTGAAGAATATGTTCATAAGAAATTGATTTGTTCTGAATCTTACAGATATTATGCAATTAAGAGAACCAAATCTTCTAATCCTGAAAGAGACATTGACACTGAAGTAATTTCAGACAGTCCATTGCATCTTATGCAGGAATGGATTGATTGGCGTAGAGGTGAAGAGACAAAGATTTGTGAAATTGAGAGAAATGCTACATCTGACAAAAAGCAGAAAGCTGAGTGGAGGCTCCTTGCATCCAAAAACCTCAAAATCATCATTAAAGCCCTTGAAACTGAAGACCCTATTGACTATTTGGTAAATAATTTGACAGGTTTGAAAGGCACTCCACAAGCATTAGAGGGTGCTAAATATATTTGCGACCAAAAAATTATTTCTCTCCGCAAAATTGACCAAATTGAAATAGAAAAGTCTATCTCTGACTTCCAGAAACATATTGACGAACTGAATAAAGACATTGCTAACATTGACAATGTGGTTATTCGTGAACTGGATAAGTTGAAAGAATTCTATAAAGAAAGACGCCTGAAAGTCCAAGAAAATACCTAATATAAATAATTGGTATGAGTAATTGGACACAACCTGGTTATGATCCTAGCCAACATTCTTGGCGGAAAGGCGAAATTGATGGAAAGCCTAATGGCGGTTGGACGCCTGACTATTTTTTCGCGGATACTTTAAGATCTATTGATTTAGCATTTGGTTCCTTTCTTAATGGAATAAAAGTATTTCATTATAATGAGGAAGGTGAACCTGTAAAGGCTATTGAGATTCCAATTAAGTATGGTCCTAGAAGTAAAGCATTTGATTATAGGGTGGAGAAAGAAACAGGTAAGAAATATTATATTCCTCTTCCCAACATAACATATCGCAGAACTGCAATGGAATGGGATTCCGAAAGAGCAAGCGGCCAAATGGAAGGTCGTATGTTCTATTCTAATTACTTCTCCCACAATGGAATTGATGAAGTGATGGCTGAAAAGTTCTGGTCTGATGTTCAACCAGTTCCTTACAACATTACATATGAAGTAAATATTAAAGCTGAGTACATTTCAGATATGGATCAGCTTATGGAACAGATATGTAGAGAATTTGAGCCTGACATTAACATCAATGTTAAAGAATTCTGGTTTGCGAATATTAGACGCTGTATTAAAGTAAAACTTGAAAGCGTTTCTCATGATTATTCAGTTGATTATAATGAAGATGCAAAACGAGAACTTACATCTACCTTAACGTTCAAGGCATATGCTTATTTGTATAAGGCCATTGAACGCGGCGCAATCATCGACCAGATTATTACAAAACTTACAACTAAAGGTACTGCTAATGTAGAATTTAATATGGGAATCAGTGGTAACTATAACGGCAGTCTTGATGAAAGATATGACTTCAGTAAGGCATTTGGAACAAAGATTGGTTATGCCTCAGCTGTAATTCCTAATGAGTCAACACCTGTTTATAATTCTGCTGATAAATCATACTTTACAAAATACAATTATATGCAACTTGATGAACTTGTTAATTATCCTTGGGGTGCTACACAATTATTTGCAGTAAGTTCTATATTTGATCCAACCAGTGCTAATTATAATGCTATTTCAGCAGATAGAAAAGCAGCAACTGATGCAGTTGTTTCTGCGTATGATCCTTCAGGTCTTTATACATATAAGAATGATTTGAAATATAATGTAAGTAATAGTTCTACCGTGTTTACAATTTCAAAGAATCTATCTGGATTTGGAAACTTTATTGGAAACAATTATTCCTACAAGTCTGGTATTAAAGAAGTTGATTTGGGGACGGAAATCGTCACTGCGGCGCCTTTTGTGCAGTCTGCGGCGGAGACGATTATAAATAATAGTAATTAATGGTATTTCAATGAAATTGGATGAAGCAAAACATATTTTAAAGAAATCCGGCTGCCTTTTAGAAAGGTCAAATGAAAGACGAAACTTTACAAATGCAGAATGGAAAGAATTTAAGACAAAAATAGAAGAATTGGGTATTGAAATCTATCATCAAGGTAGATATTATACATTCTTCCACCCAGATACTCGTGCCAATTTTGGAAAAGCTGAAAAAGAAGCAAATAATTCTTGGCGTGTAGACATTTATGATATGGAAATTGGTCCTAGATTTTTTAGGCTTTCACCCAAAGATTATTATGGTCCTGTAACATTAAATGGACTTGAACCGGATGAAGCTATTGAAGTACTTGAAAAATATAATGATGCTGAATCTTATATAAATGCTGTTAAAAATAAAACTATTAGAGAAGTTGAAATTAGGTTTAATATTTCTAAAGCAGAATAATGGTAATATAGGAGAAATTCATGGAAAATAGAGAAAAACGTTCAATTACTAAGAAAAGATTTGAAAGTCTTGTTGAGAATTTCTTTGATTTGACTGATAAGTATGACATTGATGTTTCTGAGGAATCTCTCGCTGAATATCTTTCTGAAAAATTGAAAACTGGTAAAGAAAAGATTCTTAAGGAATATGGTAATATTATTAAAAATGCTGTCAATTTCAATGAAAGTGAATATCTTTATGCAGTCAATAAGAAATTTGATGTAAATGAATTGAAAGAATCGTTTAGTGAGTTCAGAAAGCAAAAAATTAATGAAGCAAATCAAAAGCTCATTAAAGATGAACTATTGAATGATAAAGATCTTGGCATCTTCCGTAAAACAGCCGGTTATAGAGAGGCTGAACTGGATAAGAAATATAAAATGCTTTGGAAGTACGTCGTTCATGAATTTAACAGCAATGTAACCGATGAAGAAGAACTTGCTGATGTCTGTATGGAAATTGCCATGATTGATGATCAGCGTTTTTAAGAGTATAAATAGAAAAAATAGGAGAATACAATGAGTTTTAAATCTTGGTATCATAAAAGTCGTTTGAATGAAGATGAATTCACCGGTCAGCCTCTCGATGATGAGGCTCCTGTTCAGCAACAGCAAATGCCTGCTGATAAGGCACCTGCTCCTGCACAGAAACCGGCATCTTCAAATACTGGTGCATTTAGAAGTTTCTTTGGTGAAGACATGAAGGCTTCTTTGCAGAATCTTGGCAAGTCACTTGGTGACGCAATCTATGCATTCGCAATGAAAGAATTTGTTTCGGCAGATGATTTTATTAGTGAAGATGCTAAAGAAAAGTATGAAGTTGAAGTTAGAGATAAGATTGCTGAAGACACTAACCTCAAATTGACAGAAATTCTTCGTCAGGTTGGTATTTTCCTTAATAACGCTAAGGGTAAATATACAAAGTAAGGAGCAAATCATGAAATTGGATGAAGCAAAAGAAATTTTAAGTAAGAATGGATATAATTTGCTGAAGGAATCTGTTGAGGATGATGCTGAAGCAGTTAAAAAGTTCATTAAGTATGATGATGTCACTGTTTACGGCGACAAAATTCATAATGGTATCAAATCATTGATCTTCGTCACAGACAATGAAGGTCATATGTTTGAGGATTTAGAAGATGCCGCTGAATCTGCACTTATTGACGCATCTGAAGCAGGTTTGATTGACGCTGATTATTCATATGATGATGACGGTGAAGATGAAACTGGTCTTTGGGTCAAATATACTGCTGCAGACTAATTAAATTCTTACATTTTTATCTTAGACCGGCTGAGGAAGTTCCTCGCTGGTCTTTTTATGTATAAATACATTGTAAGGAGAATTGCGTATGAACATAAACACAATTTACTGCGATATGGATGGTGTTCTAGTTGATTTCAGAAAAGGGTGTGAAGATTTAGACGCCATTGAAGGAACAAGAGTAGACTGGGATACGGTTCATAAGCTTGGTCCTGATTTTTGGGCAGATCTTGATTGGACTTCTGATGGTAAAGAATTTATTGACTGGTTAGTTAAATTCTGTAAGGATTGTTCTATTGATCTTTGTATTCTTTCTGCTGTCAATTATTCTGATGGTGTCAAGGGAAAACAAATCTGGATTGATGAAAAAGTTCCATCTGTTCCTAGACAGAATAGATATTTTGTCAAATTTGGCAAGAATAAAGTCAAATATGCTGCTAAGAATGCTTTGCTTATAGATGACTATGGCAAAAATATTGAAGGCTTTATCATGGCGGGCGGGCAAGGCGTCAAATATAAGAATTTTAATCAGGCTAAGGAAGACATCATATCATTGGTTAAGTAATGACTAACTTCAATGAAGAATTCTCAAGAGTATTCAGCAATACCTGTGGACCTATCACAGACTGGAACGAACCGCGCCCATTTGATGCGAACAACAATGAATGCTATAAAAGAGAAGCTGCGTTAATGGCATCTTTGACTTCAGAGGCATATAATAATTTCGGATTTGAAGTAGAATATTATATAAAGAAAATCTCCACTAAGCAAGATAAGTTATATGGTGAAGATACATTAGAGAATTTTGAAAGAAGATTCCGTTTGAAAGTATATGCTGATAATGTTCCGCAACTTCAAAGACAATATGAACTTCAGGGCATGGCATATACAGAAATCGTTACATTACAAGCAACGATAGCACATTTTACAGAAGCGTCAACCGTTGATTATATTACTGGTGAACAGGTTTGGGATTCTTATTATCCTAAAATTGGTGATGTAATGTATTTCCCTTGGTGTGATTTATATTATGAAGTACTTAATGTAAAGGAATTTGCTGAAAATACATCATTCCTTCAGACACCTATTACATTTACATTTAGTCTTAGAGTTTGGAGAAATTCTCATGAAAGCGTTGATATTACAAATGTCAACGATGACAAAATGGAACATCTTAGAAGCTATGTTGAACTAGCTGAAACATTTGATATATCTCACAAGACCGATAATGGGCCATTTGAGCACATTACAGAGCCTGTTTCCAGTGAGGCTGAGTTACCAACTAGTAAGGTTGCTTCAACGGGTGATATGTTAAATGCAAATGAAACTATTGAAAAAGAAATGAAAAATGTTGATTATAATCCACCTCCAGCAAAATCATTTGATCCATTTGCGGATTGGTAAGAATAAATATCAATATTAGGAGTTTATACATGTCTGTAGTAGATAATCTTTTTAATGATAACGTACCAATTACCATCACTGGTGGTGAAACATTAAATGCAAATCTTGTAGCTAATTCTTGGAATAGAACGACAGTTGCTGACGGTTACTGGCTTCAAACAAAGACTGTTCATCCTTTTTCAGCACGAGATATCTATCTTGCTAATTGTATTGATGATGTTAGTGCAAAAGTAGCTGATATTGAACAGCAACTTTCTACTGGTACCATTGGTTCACTTGTTTCAATGAACAATGTTATATACAATGACGATAACTATTGGGAAGATAAACCTACTACCATTGCACCAAGTACCACAAGTAAGGCAGCTCCTATCAATACACTTACATACATGACACTTGGTGAAACATCTGACCTTGCTACAGACGATATTAGTAAATTAAATGATAGAACATGTATAATTCAAGGTAACCTTGCTGCAAATAGTTTTAACCAGATTCTTTTAACAGATAGTGGTATGTTCTATCGTTCCGTTTCTGGTGATGAAACTAGGTCATTAACTGGTGATAAGGTTGAAAATTATGATCTTTTAGTTACTGATAAAAAATTCTCACAAATTCTTGATGATTCTACTATTGATGATCCTGGTTATTGGTTCTTGCATAAAGAATCTGAAGGCAGACCAGTATGGACAAATATCAATTCTTTAGGCATATACATTGATAATAGAATAAATCCTGATAAGGTATACCTTGGCTGGGATGATGGCGATCCGGAGGCCATTGATCCTGAAACAGAATATCCAGAAAGAAAGTTTATTCTTTATCCGCCAACTCCGGATTTGAATATTACACCTAATATAGATCCTACAAGTCAAACATATACAAATAATTCATATGCTTGGACTGAAGAAGGATGGGCAATGATACCGCCTTTGATGTCAAGATCTGAAATTACAGAATTGTTTGATGGCGTTACGTTACCTCCTTATGGACCTGAGGATGCGGGAAAGGTGTTGACCGTTAATTCACAAGGTAGCGATGTTGAATGGGCCGCAGGAGGCGGGGGCGGAGGCGGAGGTGGAGGTTATGATGGATCGCTGCATGACTTCCTTAGTCTATTTACTGCAAATGGTGCACAAGCGCATTATAGCAATTTTGGACCTGTGATGAGATCTGAACGTTCAGATGATGGAAAGTGTTATTTTGATTATTTAGGAACAACTTATTATTCTACCGAAGGATTAAATAGACAGTGGGCATCAGTTGGAACGGTTACTGGTAGTATGGCTGCATATAAAGCCGATGATCCATCTGTAATAACTGCTATAACAGTACCAAATGCTTGTATATTTGGATTATCTGGAACTAAAGCAGATAATGGTTGTTATGTATCATATCCTGTTTATGTTGAACTAGCGCCATTTACATTTACTAATGATGGAAAAAATGTACCACGAAATTGGGACATACATTTTTGTATAAAAGGTATGGGTGAATTTTGGCGAGGAAGCGATTACATTACACCACCAGCATATGTAGATGTTTCTATTGTGTGGGCTACCGCAACACCTTCAATAAATGATAATGCTGATTATTGGTATGATACATCTAGAACATACTATATAACAAAAGGTGATTGTATTGCATCAAAATCTGATTTCGTGCGAAGTGATTGGAGCGGGCCCGCTGGTTGGACAGATGGTAAAGTAAATTTATTATCTGCTACTAGACGTGAATGTATAATTGCTAAAGAAATTGAATTTCATCAATCGTTTTCTGCTGGGCAAGTAAATGGTCCAGAATATAAGCCTTATTTAAGAGTTTGTGTTAAAGGCATTTCATCAGATAATAGTTTAACTTCTGGATTAACAATGTCAATAACAGGTAATGTACTTGGAGCTAATACATTTAGCAATATGCCATTAACTAGATTCGGGTATTCTCGTTTTATTGAAGAATTTACCGATGATCGTTTTATGGACTTTGCATATAGATATGTAAATAATCTTCCGACTAGAAGACTTTCATATACTAATGAAGGCCAAGATAATTTGCTTGGTGTCAATGCCACTAATCCAACATTGACTAATAATACACATGTTTTAGGACAGTAAAGGAGTTTCAATATGCCGGTAGAAAATTTACCAATTCAAAATATTAATAATTCACATGTTGGATTCCTTTTTGGAAGCGCTAATTCAAGCTTATATGTGACTGAAATGCCTGGAACTACTACTACTGCTAAAGCAAATACTCGCATGTTTATATTTGGCAAAGGAAATGGCATAAGCGGGGCGGGTATAAACGAATCTATTGGTGCAGGAAATAATGCAAATGATTCATGTTGGGTTAATATATTTGGTGCTAATAATATTGCCAGTGGACAGTTTGTATTGATTCATGGTGGCAACAATGGCGTTTATAATAATATTGGCGGCGGCGCTAGCATGGCAATAGGACATAGTAATCATATTTCTGGAACAAATAATTATACTATTGGTTGCAGCAATATGATAACTGGTTATGCAGCAGATACATACGGATATGATAATTTTGCATTTGGCCACAGTAATAATATTAGTGGTGCTTCAAATGTAGTATTTGGTGGCGGAAATGATATAAATGGTACTAGTAACTTCGTTTACGGTTGTTTTGCTGGACCAGGAGATTCTATTAGTGGAAATTATAATATAGCTTTTGGTAATTATGGTTTTTTAGAAATTTCCGGAAATCATAATATTCTTGCTGGACAAAACGGTTACGTGACTGGATTTAATAATGTACTTATTGGTAATAGTTTGAAATTTGATGCAAGAAATAATCCACAAATAACAATATTTGGTCAATATAATGAAACAACTGCATATGGCACTGGAAGTCCATATATATTCTTAGTAGCTAATGGGCAAGAGGATAATGCTAGATCCGATGCATTTACTATCAACTTAAATGGCGAAACATCGGCCAAAGACTTTATTGATGAAAATGGCAAAAAACTTTCTGAAACATTACCAATTCACCTTGTCGCTACTGTTGCTGAAGCAACTGCTGGATATGTAAATGGACATGTTTATATTGTTACTGGTTCCAATTCTTAATTGGTGTATAACAAATATTGATTTTTAAGGAGTTTCAATATGCCTGCTGAAAATTTACCAATTCAAAATATTAATAGTGGTACTGCTGGATTTTTATTTGGTAGTGGAAATATATGTGATCCTTCAAAGATGTCATTCGCTATGGGCGCTGACTGTCAATCTGTTGGCTCATGTTCATATGCAGAAGGGCAGAGTACTACAGCAGTAGGTGGGAATTGCCATACAGAAGGTTTTGCTACACACGCATCTGGTGGCCAGTGCCATGCTGAAGGAGTAGGAACAAGTGCAGGCGGGAGTCAACAGCACGCTGAAGGATATTATACAAGTGCGCTCGGTTCTCAGTGCCACGCTGAAGGTTGTTCAGCAATAGCATCTGGTGGTCAATGTCATGCTGAAGGATGGCGGACAAGCGCTATTGGTGGCCAGTGCCATACTGAAGGCACTAACACATTAGCATCTGCTGATTGTTCACATGCTGAAGGAGAGGGTACAAGTGCCATTGGCGATTGTTCTCATGCTGAAGGTGGCAGTACTAGTGCAGATGGAGACTTTTCTCATGCAGAAGGATCGGCAACAAGTGCCGCTGGTAATTTCTCGCATACAGAAGGGTGGCTTACATTAGCTTCTGGTTCTAATTCACACGCTGAAGGTGGTGGATGGTCCGCGGATCAGAGTTCCGTTATATTTGTTGGTACTAGTGCAATAGGAGCAGCTGCACATAGTGAAGGCATTAATACTTTAGCAAGTGCTACTGCCTCTCATGCTGAAGGTTCGGCAACAAATGCTGTTGGAATTGCCTCTCATGCTGAAGGTTCGGCAACAAATGCTGTTGGAATTGCCTCTCATGCCGAAGGAGAGGGTACAAGTGCAGTTGGAGATAATTCACATGCTGAAGGTGCTGAAACAAGAGCAGCTGGTGACTATTCCCATGCTGAAGGATATGAAACCACTGCACTTAATTATGCCTGCCATGCTGAAGGTAGTGGAACTCATGCATATGGCATGTTGTCGCATGCTGAAGGTAAAGATACATATGCTAATGGAACTGAGTCGCATGCTGAAGGTTATAATACGTATGCAAGCGGTTCTAAATCACATGCAGAAGGTGGTAGTACAAGTGCAGTTGGTGTCTGTTCTCATGCAGAAGGACATAATACTATTGCAGGCGATGAAGCAATGCATGTTGGTGGTAAATGGAATAAAACTTCGTCTAATGCTTCATTCGTAATTGGCAATGGTGATTCCACAACA